CGATAGTTTCAATCGATACATCTTTTATAGTGTTTTTACTTTCCAAGTCAATTATTATTCTTAAACAAAAAACATAATTGATACTACAAGATGTATATGCTACTAATACATCTTCGCTATGTTTTTAATTTTATTGTATTTTATTTTAACACTGGATATTTTATATATTACCTAATGTTTTCGAGAAATTCTTGTTCTGGTAAAGCAAAGAAAAGTCCACGACCATCTTTAACGATATAATCTGTAATATCTACTTCGTATTGAAAACTTTCACCAGCTACGAATAATCTACCATTATCATCGAAAACATAAGCAGTTTTAGGCAACCATTCCTCAGAAATAGGTTGCCCAATATATTGCACTGCTTCAACAGTTTTACCATCTTTATGGGTATATGTTTGAATATCAGTAGGTTTCATTATTTTTCTACCAATTCAAAGTCGTAGTATACTTCTGTATCTTCATTAGGTGCTGTTACAGAAGTTGTGCCGAATGGATATACTTCGATACCATGTACACTATCAATCTTACGACAGAAATAACGGAAATGCTCTACACCATTTGCAGAACGCACTTTAACAAGAGTATCTTTCTTAACTTTAGTCCAATCAATTTTACCAAGAGTTTTTTCAATAGAAATAACATCTTGAATATTAGCAAATTTAAAATCACCAAAATCTGAAATACATTCTGTTTTTTCGATAATGCTATCAATGTTATCTAAGATTGTTTCGATTGAATCTAAACGCACTGTATCTTTTAGATTTCTTTCAACGAACAAAATATCTTTTTCGTTTACACGTATAAAAAAACGCAATCCATTTTCATACGCTTTTTCTAGTACGGCTTTTTCAAAAAGTGTAAGTTTCATTTTTATCTATTTCCTTTATTTATTTCTTTAAAATATTTTTAATTGCAATTTGGTCTAACAAATAAGATGTAGAAAATACTGAAAAGATAATATACATAGTATTAAACATATCAATATCTAATTTTAATAAAATTAAATCTATAATAATAGTAGCAAATACAACTAAACAAAAAATGGCATTGCTTTTTAAATAATATTTTAAATCTTCGATATCAATATTATATAATGATATATACCATATTTTTTTATCGAGAATATTACAAATTTCTTGTCTTGTTTTATGTGTTAAATATGTGATAAAAATTTGATATACGAATACTAAGCCAATTAAATAATATGCGTATATCGTATTCCAAACTTTTAACAAATCAAAAATAACACCGAAAATAATTGCAATTAAAATAGAAATTAAATTTTGTTTACACCAAAATTTTCTATCTAAAATATTTTGAATTTCCATATTTATATCTTTCTAACAATTAAAATGGAATTTGACCAGATTGTTGAAATTCCTTATACATTTGGTCAATGTAATGTTCATATAACATATCCGATTCTTTTTCATTAATTTCTCTGAGCAAAAATTCCATAGATTGAGTATGAGAATTAACGAAATCTTGAACAGTAGTATCTGTCCAATCTTCACTATCTCCCATTAATTTAATGTAGTCCATTTTTATTTATAAAACGTATTATTTCCCGGTAGAGCCAATGCCCCCAGTTCGAACTTCTTTTTCTTGTTCTGCGTCATTTTCCGTTATAATGTAGGCTTCGAAAATACCTTGAGCAATACGTTCTCCTTTCTTAATAATAATTTCTTTATCTGTAGTATTATACAAACCTACAAGAATATGTCCTTCGTTGTCTTCATTGTTGAAAAAATCGCTATCGATAATACCTGTAGAGTTAGTTAACATCAATCCACGTTTAAATGCTAATGAAGAACGAATATAAATTTTTAATACAAGACATTCGTCCATATATGCTTTAATACCGGTAGGTACAGCAGTGGAAGAATGAGGTTTAATAATGACATCTTCCGCAGCTTCGATATCGTAACCAGCAGACCCAGATGTTTTACGTGTCGGTAAATTAATATTTTTGTCTTTATAAGAAGATACTACTTCAAATCGACATCTAGGCAATACTAAGTTATCTAAGTCAATAATAATATGTTCTTCTTGTTGAGTTTGTTCATTCATGTTTAATCTTCCTTTTCACTAGAACCATGTAAAATATTGTATCATTTTATTATTATAATATTAAAATACATTTTTAGCAACATACATGTATATCATACCATTCTTGTGTGACATATAGTTCAAATGTAATAGTTTTAAATTCACTTAAAATAGTTTGGATTAATTCATGAACAAAATCATAATTTAATCCGCCTAATCCACAACCTAGTGGAGGAATTGCGAAGCTTAAATATGATGTTTCGTTACCACTATGTTTAATATGATAAGCTAAATTTTCTAATCCAGCTTCAATATAACTATATTTAGATGGATTTTTCCAATGATACTTAGTTGGAAAATGAATAATGGTTTTACCATTTTTAGCTTTAAAGCTAGTTAATTGACCAATATTTAATAAATCTTTTTTGCAATCTTCTTTGTATGGTTCAACAGATTCAGGGTATGCCTTAGCAATTTGTAAAGCTAACCCTTTACCCATTGTGCCAACACAATTAACTGGATTTAGAATATACTTACATTCTGTATCTAAAATATTTCCAACTACATATTTGAACATCATTTTCTCCCTTTTGTTGTTTTAGGTTCTTTATTGGTTTCTTTTGTAGTTGTAGTGTAAATAAAATTACCAGGCTCTAATGATTGACTAGAAGCTAATAATCTAAATTTTTTTACTACAATTTGTTCAATTTCTTCTTCTGTATAACCACCATCATACTCAATACGCATACGACGCGTTGCGAATACTTGGTGAACAATGAAGCAGATAGTAGCCATACAAGACATGGCTACTACTGCAAGTAAAATTAAAATATCTTGTGTCATTATTTTTCGATGCCTCTAATTTTATTAATAAATTTAGCACCATAAATACCGATAACTACAGTTATCATTCCGAAAAAAATCAAACTAATCATTATTTACTCACCTTTTCTGCTACAATATTTTCAACTGTAATTTGGTCGTCATTAATTTTAATAATCGCATGTTTCAAATCTAATTGATGCGTTACGATATCACGACATTGGATAATTGTTGCATCATCAATATCTTGTAAATTTTCAGCAATCATTGCAATGAATTCTTTTTGAATTTGTGTAGCATTAGAAAAGTCTACTTCTTTTGCTGTTGCTTTTTGTTTTGCCTCATTAAATTTTTCTTGTGTAAAATCCACAACAGAATTAATCGCATCTGCTGTTACGTTAATAGATTTTGTTGCTAAGTTAATTAATTGTTCTCTGTTCATTTTATTTATCTCCTTAAATTTTTAATATAATTATTTAAATTTTCTAAATGTTCTAATTATAAATCCTGTAATGTAATATGTTACTAAACTACGAATCACTCGTTCAACGATATTCATTTTGACACCTTATTTCAATTAAAATATTAAAGTTCCTATCCAAAGGTCTGCTTTTTTAAATACTATAATTAAAAAAGTCTTACGTCCAGGCGATAGGCTATCCCCGTGTGTCCCACGGTTTTATGTATTTAATATATATATTTATATAGTTTCTTCTTCTAATTTATACTTATCTCTATAACGTAACATTCCTACCTTAGGAATTGTTATATATCGATTATTAATTTTGATATGATGATTAGTACGATAAGAGTTTTTATCTTGTTTCTTTTTAAAGTTAGGATATTTGCTTTTACCAATAAAAAAGTTTTGATATGCCATATCTAAATCCCTAAGAGTTTGTTGTAAAGATTTACTATCAGCTTGTTTTAACCAAGTTTTATGTTTCTTTAACTCTGTAAGAGCTTTAGAAGAATTATTAAAGCTAAGATTTATTTTATAAAATTCATATAATTTAGTTTTTAAATTTAAAAAATAATTATAAATAAATCGATTAGCACCAAACGTTTTTTCAAGCAAGAGTTGTTGTTCCTTATTTGGATATATTCTAACTTTAAAACTTTTATTCAAGATATTTCACCTCTTTTTTGTACTAAAAAAATAATTATTATATTAATAACAAAGAGATATGTAAATATCAAATAAATACAATTTAAATAATTTTATTTATTTGCGTATATGTACGTACCTCTTTCTTTTTCGCATTGATTAATAGAATCAATAAAGAACAATACATCTTCTTCTTTCATATCTTTAATCTTACGAATTGTTAATAATAATAATTCTTTTTTTGGCTCAGATAAATCACTGAAACTAAATGTAATATCTAAATTCTTTTTTTTAGATTTTGTTTTGCTTCGAAAAGATGTTTCACGAATGACACGATTAATAGAATTTGCGATGTCATCAATAAAACTCTTATTTATTTTTCCTGTATAAGTCATAATTATTTTTTCCTCTCTACCTAAATTTATATAATCAATTATACCAAAGAAATAATAAAAAAGACACAAGTTTGAGGTCACCATTATTATACAAGGTGCTCAGACTCATGTCTTTTTATTATTATTTATTTTTATTCATTACCGAGTTCGTTAATTTCACGAAGTTCGCCATTAAACCATACGATTTCACAACGAACATTGTTGCCATCAACTAATACGGCTGTATATAAACCAGTGTCTACTGGTTCAATATATTCAGAAAATAAATACGTTTTGTTATTATATTGCAATTCCATATTATTTTACAATCTCTACGCTTACGCATTTTTTATTTTTGAATGTTAATTCAAGCGTATTGCTCAACAAATCAGTTGCTTTTACTACATGCATAGCGTCGTCTTTTGGAACGATATCGCTAGAGAACATGTATTTGTGACCTTTGCACATTACATTAAAAACTGGAGTTGCTGCTGCTGCTGCGTGTACTTCAGTACTTGCACCTTCTGGCATATTATTTCACTTCCTTTTTTTGTTTAGAAATATCTTGTTTCTTTGAACTGCTATCCATGTTTCCGATAGGTACCGTTACACCGGCATATGCTTTGTGATTAACATATAGTCCGTTCAAAGTTACGTGTTTGGAAATATTGTAGTTAACCCCTACACCATAATTATTACCTCCACCGTAATAAAAACTAAGTGAAGTTTTAGTTGGTTTAGGAGCGGCGATTGAAATAACCGACTCTTCTTTTTGAGTTACGACTAATTTGCCATTTTCAAATTTCTGAGTTTCAGTTACATTATTTTCAATTTCATGTTGCTGGCCATTTACTTTTACAAATACTTTTTTATCAGCATTATTAAATTCTACGTCTGCATCCTGAGGTGTTTCTTTTGGAATATACACGAAAGATGTTCTTTCGATAGTATTCGTTTGTACCTTAGTTGCTTCCTGATAATGTTTATTTGTATTAACAGTACCGTCAGTGTTAATGACTTTAGATGGCTTTATATCTATTTCGTTGCGTGAATTAAACTTATCCAAAACATACAGAAAAGACAATACAATAAGAACAAAAAGTATGAGCCACCTAAGACAGTTGACGAGTAATCGCCAGTTTTCTTGTAAAAAATTTTTCACAGTAAGTAAAAAACTCATTGGAGTTCTTTCCTTTCTTAATTAAGAGAATTAAAAAACGTTTCAATGGGTTTATTACCTTAAATCTTTAACATGTTAATTTCTTCTTGCAATAAATCTCGTGCAGAAATTACTTCTGCCATTAAAATACAGTCTGTTTTTTCATCTTTAGATAATAAAGAAATCACATTTTTAAGGTTATCTGTTAAATGTGGTTGGCTTCTAATAAATTCATAGCCAGAAATGAAAATACTTGTTGGCTCAAAATGTAATTTTTTATTGCCTTTTTTAATTTCGTCATTAATATAATTTAATGCTTTTTCTAAGTCAATTAATTTATCTGGCGTTTTAATACCAGCACGTACAATATATTTAATGACATTGCCCATATCGAAATTATAACCTTGAGAATTGATAAATGGACGTACTTCAATACCTCCATGAGTATAATGTTTTGGTTGGTTAATAATATCTTCCATTTTACAAATATCCTTTCGTTAAAACCAGAAAAAAATTACTATTTAATCTTAACATCTTTTTCGATTTCTGACAAGATATCTGCGTATGTTTTTATTTCACCATTTACATATACTAAATTTTCTAATTCTATCTTCTTATCGTTTAATTCTTGAATTTGTTCTTTTAATATTTCAATCGTTGATTGTAAAGTTTGTATTTTTTTAATCACTTCATGTACAGAATTATCTCTAGCTTCTGACCATTACAATTGCTTATATAATTCTTCTATTTTTTCTAAAGACACATCTGGAATGTCAAACCGTAGGTCTCTAATATATACTTTAATTAATTTCTTTTTCATGTTTTATTTGCTCCATATAATTTCAAATTTAAAGCTATGTGGGCTATCTGGTTCTTCAAAAAACAATCTAAAACTATATCGAATCCCAATTTTATGTTCATCATTAAAAAATTTTAAAGATGATTTTCCTAACAAAAATAATACAACAAAAATAATTGCCAATATAATACCAATATATTCATTCATTTTTAAATTCCTTTCTATTATAAATAAAAAAGATGGCTACTCTGTCGCTGCTCAGAATAACCATCTTTTTTGTGTGCAAAATGAGGAGATTTTTGTATTACATAGAATACTCTATATATATTATATCTCATCACTTTTTTTTACACAAGTAGTTTTATTATATATTATACAAAGGAGGAGGAAGATTAAAATAAACTACCGTCCTTTATATTACCTAAGATAATTTTTTATTATCCTTCTTTTCTTTATTTGGACCACCAACACGTTTACCAGTTTCTTCATCAATGAAGACAATTTCCATGTCGTTGCCAAATTGACTACGAAGCATTTTAATGATTTCTTCTGGATTATCTTGTTTAGCCGCAAAATTAATATTTTCACGCATTACATCATACGTTTTGTAATCGTCTAATAAGTCATTAAAGTCTTTATTATCGCCACTATCAATTTTAGAAATTAAAATCGCATCTTTAGTAAACGAAGCACCTTCGTGAAGAATACGTTGTGCTACTTCTTCTAATTTGCCAATGGTTTCTTTATAATCATCACACAAAATATAACTGCCATTATGAGCTGTGTACACTAAATAACGAGAAGAGAACGGTAAAGAATTTTTACCGACATGCTTATAATAAAAATCAAAGCTAGGGGAACAAATAAAATATGTATAGACGTCTTTAGGTACTTCACGAACTAAATCAAATAATAAGAAAGAACCATCAATATAATCAGTCGATTCATATTTAATCGCTGTAAAGCCTTCATGTTCTTCTATATCAATTAAACTAAATTCTGCATCATAATTGCCATCTTCGATTAATTTATTATATAAAGTTTTGATACTATCTTTATCTACAGTACCATGACCTCTATAATAGTCATTTTTAATTTCTAATGTAAATTCAGCCTCATATGTTTGAACTGATTCATCGCCATTATAATAAAAATTTAACATAAAACCTCCTTGTACTCAGAACTAGCTAATGCTTTTTCTTTTTCATATTCATATGTATATTCATCTTCAATCACTTTACTGCCACGAACCCATTGCATCATTATCATGGCAAGATACTTACCAAGCATTTCTGGCGTTGTTAATTCCTGAAGATTTTTTGTTTTACTTTTATTAATTTTTTTAATTTCAGAAGTAGCTTTACGATTTGCTTTTGCTACTAATTTATTTCTTTCCTTTACTCGAATTTCTTGTTCAGATTGAAATGTATCTGATTTGATTTCAACCAATGTAGAATCTTTTACGAGTAAGAATTTTCTATGAACAAGGCGACCATATATTTGTTCACCTTTTAAATTATTTGCATATCCATAAACTTTCATAATTTTATCCTTGTTTCTACCATATTATCGAATTAAGATACATATATTATAACACAAAAAAGGATAAAAGACAAGAAGAAGACGGCATCTCTCAAATACCGTCTTCTTCTTGTTTAATCAACATCTATAAAGTTGTTGTTCCACAGTCTTCTGCTATCACCAAAGCAGAACCCTATACGCACGTGTGAGTTATATTAACGAAAGGAGGTAAAACTCACATGTATATTTTAACATAGTTATAGTATATGTCAACTATTTTTTTGAAAATTTTCACATTCACTTTTGTAGCGGATAGAGAATGGTAAATTTCTTACAAATTCATCTGGATGTTGTTTTTGTTCTTCTTTTGCGTATTCGAAACTTTCTTTACAGGTGCCTTGCAATTTACAATCTGTTCCGCAATACGTTCTATCTCTATAACATAACATATTTTTATATATCTCCTTTAAAAAAATAAAAATAATATTTATATATGCCTATTATACACCAC